GCGGCAACGTAGGGCGCGACAGCGCCGCCCACGGCGCCGGCAGCGCCGGGCAGCGCGCCCAATGCCCGGGTGAGAACCTGTCCGCCTTTTGCCATCGGGACGGCGGTCGCCATGACATCGCCCGCCAGATTGCCGAGCTTGCCAGCGCCCGTGTTCATCAACGGTTGTGCAATCTGCTGGTCAGCCTGCGCGGCCTGCGCGTCATAGTTGCCGATGCCCAGGGCATTCCCGATGCGCTTGCCGCTGTCGACAATGTCGCTCGTGGTCTTGCCCATGCCGGCCAGGAACTTCTCGGGGCCAGACATGTCATTGGTTGGATTCAGCTTCGCCGCATCGGTGTCATAGTTGACGGCCCCATAGAACTGGCGCGGCGAGACATCCGGGTACAGCTTCTGATGAACCCCGATCAAGAGTTGATCGTCCGTGAGCGCGCTGTACATGGGATAAGCCGCGCGCAGGCGCGCAACGCTCAGCTTTCCATCCGGGCCGATCAATCCTTGCGGCGTCGGCGTCGGGTTCGTGTTGCCTTGCGGCGCGCCAGCAGCGGCGCCGGGCGCGGCGGCGGCGCTTGCAGCAGCGGCGAGCGTGGATGCATCAGCCATCATTGAGACCCCGGGTTATTGAACAGCGCGCCCAGGCCCAGCGGATCGGAAGCCGCAGCGGCGGGCGCGGTGGCGGCAGCGGGCGCGGGCGGCGGCACGCCGACGGCAGGTTGCCCCGGCAATGGGCCGGCGCTGGTCGGCCCACCCTGGTTAAGAGCCTTGCCGGCGCGCGCTGCGAGAACCTTTAGGTACATGGGCTGTTGCGCAAGCTTCTGCGCCACGACGGGCGGCTTGTCGCCAATCTGCGGCGTCAGCTCTTGCACCTTCTGTTTGATTTCCTCTTCATTCATGCCCGCGCCCGTGGCGGCGCGCAACACGGCTTCAGAGAACGCGCTGGCGCCATGCAGGAACATTTGCCGTGCCGGCGAGCGGTACTCATTAACGGCGGAGTCGCCGACGCGGGGCAGCGAGCTGAGCACGCCTTCGAGCGGCGAAGGCGTCGAGGAAGTGGGGTCGGTCGCGAGCGCCTGCGCCATATCGGACGCGCCCTTAGTGGCCTGCGCAAACCAGCCCGCCGCCTTGCCCTGGTCTTCAGTCGGCGCTTGACTGCTTTCCTTCGGCGCCACGCCGCCCTGATAGATCACGGGCGCGCCCGAGGTGTCATAGGTGATGAGCCGGCCCATTTTGTCGCGGAACACCGGCCAGCCTTGCGGGCTGCTGCCGATCTGGGTGGGCTGGCCTGCGCCCAGGCCCATGCCGCCCGAGATGATCTGGGCATCGATCTGGCGTTGACGATTCGTGTCCTGTTCCTGTTGATAGCGCTCGGCGATGCGCTGCTGATTCATCAGGTATTGGGTCTGCTGCGAGGCGCTGCGATTGGCAACCGTGTTGTATTGATCCTGCGCGCGCTGATAGACGTAGTCGGGCGAGTAATTGAAATCACCCGTCAGCGGGTCATAAACGCCGTGATCGGTGTACTTCGGCTGACGGTTCGCGAGCGCCTGCTTCAGGATTTGTCCGCCTACGTCGGTCAGGCCCTGATCGCCGCTGAGCGAACCGAGAACGCCAAGCGCGTATTGGTTCTGATTGTTGGCTTGGTTCTGCGCGACCTGATCGGGCGTGAACATCGGCGTCGGCGGCGCGTTCATTTTCGCCTGAAGCGCAGCGAGCTGGTCGGCGTTCGGGTCGACCCATGGCGCGAACGGGTCATAGCCAGCAGGCGTGCCGAACGCCGTGGGCTGCGCGGGCGCGCCTTGCGGCGGCGCGGTCTGACCCATCGTCAAGGGAAGAGCGGATGCCATGTCGTTACCTCACTGGTTCGAGCTGCCGCCGCCGCCCGTCAGCGCATTGAAATACTGCGTCAGTGCGTCCTGACGCTGTTTGTCCAGCCCAGTCGTCGCCTGATTCGCTTGGGAGTTCAAGTTCTGCGCGCCGAACGCATCGCCGACAGCGGCCAGTCCATTCGCCCATCCAGGGCCCTGATAGACGCGCCCGGCCTGGATGCCCTGCGATTGCCTCTGCGCGTCGGCGCGCATCGCATCAGCCATTTTTCGCTGGCGATCGATAGAGGCCTGCTGCGAGGCCGTCGAATTCAGCCCGATGACCGAAGCCGCGAGCGCGGGATTGATCGCCTTCTGCACGACGTTCGGCCCATTGAGTACGCCGCCCTGCGTCGGATCAGTCGCGCCGCCCGGCGGCGTGTACTGGTTCTGCAAAAGCGCTTGCGTATAGGGATCGCTTTGCGCACCCGGCGCACCCGGCAGGCTGTTGTCGAGAGGCGGCGGCGTGTACATGCCGGATTGCGGATAGGTGTAGGCCATGTCACTTGCTCCCGTTGGCTTGGAGTTCGTCCTTGCGCGCGCTGCTGGCGCTGCTGCCGAAAATGTAGAAAACGGCGGCCATGAGGGCGCTATCGAGCGTGCCGAGAATGCGGCCCATGAGTTCGGGCTCGCCGGTCTTCGGCAGACCGAGCATCAGCACGCCGCCTTCGATGCCGACGACGCCGAGGAAGATCAACACGGCGAACCAGAAGACCCGCGTAGCCTGCTGGCCCGCAACGTTGGCTTTGCGCGCGCTGTCGCGGTCGGCCGCGTCGGACGTGTACTCGGCCACATCGTTCGCGAGCTGCGATTTCTGCAGCTCGAAGGCCTGTTCCTTGAGCGCGCTTTGCGCGTCGATGATCTTCGCCTGCAGGTCAGGCGTCAGGCCGCCAGACAGCGCCGTTTGCAGGTTGGTCTCATCGGTCGCCTGGTTGCCGGTGCTCGACCCGAGCACAGAGTCGGCCAGCACCTTGACAGCGATGCCGGCCGCAGGCGTGCCGAAGGCACTCGCGAGCGCGGGTGCCACGTCTTCAACAATGTCCTTCCAGTCCATCACGACACCCGGTTAAGAAGCCAGCCATAGATAAAGCGTTCATCCTTCGGCTGCGATTCGGCCAGCTCGATATAGAACGCCCCTTGCAAGTCATTCAGCGCGCGCAAGAGCACTTGCACGCCCTGATTGCCGCGAGCGATGTAGTACGCGCGAAAGGCCGCGACGGTGATCGCGCCCACGGCGCCGTCAACGGTGATGTCGGCGTATTGCGTGCCGCCGTTGTTCAACACGTTAAGCGCGCGCTGCAACCATTTGCCTGCGACAGCCGGCCCGCAATTCACGGCGGAATCGAACAGCTCGCCCGCCAGGTCTGGCGACAAATGCGCGATGTCGTCGAGCGAAAGTGCGTCCCAATAGCGCTTGCGATAGATATAGACCGCAACGTCACGCGGCATCGAAGCCATGTCGCCCTGATAGTTGAACGCGCGTGCCGTCGCCTGCGTGATTCCGAAATTCGTCGGGCCGCCGCTGTCGTCGGGATCGTTCGTGTAGCCGCCTTCCTCTTGCAGGATTTTCGTCACGGCATCGTCAAAGGGCTGCATGGCGCACTCCCTTCGCGCGATCGTCGTTGGCCGCTTCGAGGCCGGCATAGTCGACCATCAGCACGCCCCGATTCGAGACCACGAGATGCGGCGCCACGCGGCGCACCTCCTGCGCCATGACGCCCACGCGCGTGCCGCGCTCGCCGATATAGCGATAGCTGTAAATGCCCACGCCAATCGGATGCGTCCCGATGCGGCGCACGTCGGCCTTTACGCGCCGATCCGAGTAGTACATGGCCGCGAGGCTCGCAATCGAAGCCAGGGCGCTTGTCGTCTGGCCGCTAGCCGCTTGCGATGCGTTGTACGAATCGAGCATGCTTTGGTATTGGTTGGCCGCAGCGGTGCTGTAGTCCGTCGCGGCGCCGGAAGCGGCCGGCGCGCTGCTGGCAAACGACGGCGTCGTCACCTGCTGGCCGTTGACCATCGAATTGATAAGGTTCGTCGGGTAGTCGGCCGCTTGAATCGCATCGCTCTGCTGCTGGCCGCGTTCGGTGTTCTGAAACTGCGCCGACTGAAGCTGTTGCCCATAGTTCTGATTCGTCGCGGCGAGCTGCTGATTGAAGCCTTGCTGCTCCTGGCCGAGGCCCAATTGCTGCTGCTGCACTTGCGCAGCGAGCTGCGATTGCAACGCCGTGTTGCCCATGCTGAAGGCGTTCTGATTCGCGGTGTTCGAGAACTGGCCCGTATCGAGCGCCTGCGTGTAGTTCTGCTGTTGCGCGGCATTGCCGAACGCGGCTTGGTTCTGGGCCTGCGTGGCTTGCTGCTGCGCCGTGCTGAGGTTCTCGCCATACTGAGTCGCGCCCTGGCTCACGCCTGCCTGAATGGCGCTATTCATCGCCTGGTTGTAGGCGTCGGTTTGCGAGTTGTTGAAATCGGTCATCGCGCGCGTGTACGCGTCCGAGTTCTGCGAAATGCCGGCATTCGCCAGCTTCGCGGCCTCATCGCTGGCGGCCTGCTGCCATTGAGGATCGAGACGCGAAGTCGCCTGCGCATATGCGGCATTGGCGGCGGTCGAGCTGTTGTCGGCCCCGCTCTGAAGCGGCGCGAGATTGTTCCCGTAGTCGATGCTGTTGGTGGTCTGGCCTGCGACCGGGCCGAGGCTGGTTTGTTGCGGCGCTGCCTGCTGCAAGCTGGTATTGATCGACGACGCGTTGAACCCATAGGGGTTCGTCACGGCGCTGGTGTTCGTCGCCGTGGGCGTCGTCGCATAAGGCGAGAACGAATTGAAATTGATTGGCGTCGTGGACGACGCCGTCGTGGCATTCGAGAGCGCCTGGGCGTTACTGAGCTGCGACTGCTGCAGCCCCTGTTGCGAGTTGAGCGCCTGCTGTTCGGTGGGCGTCAGGGTCGTGGTCGATCCCCACTGCGTCACTTTCTGGCCGGTGGTCGGGTCGGTAACCGTCGTGGGCGTCCACGTCTGGCTTCCATAGGGCGTCGTCTGGTCGGGCCGATTCGCATAGTTCTGCTGTTCGGCCGCCTGCTGCGAGCTGGCCGCCGTCTGTTGCGCGGCGGCCGTGTAGTCGGGGGCCGGGGGCCCGGATTTGCTACCCATGGTCTACCTCACTGCGAGTTCTGCGGAGTCGGGTTTTGCATCGGGGGCGTCATGCCGGCGCCCTGGCCCTGGCCGCCCTGGCGAAGCGCGGCGATCAGCGCCTGCATCGCCTGCGGGTTCTGCGCGCCGGGGCCAGCGGGCCCCATGCCGCCAGTCGGTGCGGGCATGCCCATGCCGCCACCCATCGGAGGGCCGCCAGCGCCCATTGCGGGGGCTCCCTGGGGCATCGGCATGCCGCCCATGCCGCCGCCGCCGGGAAGGCCAGGAACGCTCGGCGGCGTTCGTTGGCCGGCGCTGGCTTGGCGAAGCTGCTGGATGAGCGCCATTTGCGCTTGCGGATTGCCCTGCTGGGCACCGGGAGGCGGCATCGAGCCGCCAGGGGCGGCCATGCCCACGCCCTGCGGCGGCATGGGCTGCGGGCCGGGGCCAGTCGGTGCGCCTTGCGGAGCCATCGGGTTCGGGGCGGTCATCATGGTGGTGTCCTCAATGGGTGCGCAGCCAGCGGCACTCGCCGCGGGTCATGCGAAGAATCACAAGGTCGGCGAGCATCCCGCCATGGGGAATGCGGGCGACTTCGGTAAAGCCGAGGCGGGTATCGAAATCGAGGGCATCGGCGTTCGCGCTGTCGACCAGTCCGAGCACGGCCTCAAGGCCGCACACTTGGAACGGGAAGGCGAAGGCCTCGCGCACGACGCGGGGCGACATCATTTCGGGCTTCTGAATCACGACGTGCATGCAGCACGTGCGGCCGACAAAGTTGTTGTAGCCAACAGCCACGCCGACGTGATCCATGCGTGCGACTTCGCCCGCATAGTGGTCGGGGATGTGCAGCACGCCGCGAAAGTCGTCGGAGTGCTTCAGGCCCAGCCGCTCGATGAAAAACGACTGCACGAAATCGCGGGCGTTCGTTTCCATCAGAACGGCCCCCCAGGCTTCACCATGTACTCGATACTCGCGAGCGTGGTCGGCGCGTTCGAGCTGACGAAGATAGAGGGCGAGAGCGCGAAGCCCAGGCCTTCCACGGCGCGCCATTCGCCATACGCGGCGGCGCCGCCGGCCCAGCGGTCAACGTCCCAGAACGATGCATCCCACAGACTGCCCACACTGGTCGTTGCGGCCGGCGTGGCGTTGACGGTGGACACCGAGAAATCAACGTTCATCAGCAGGCCCCACGCGGGTTGCGCCTGGGCAATGAAGTTGAGCCGCAGCATCAGCGCCTGTTTCTGCACCGTAGGCGCGCCCAGATAGTTGAACGCGGGAGTGCAGCGCGCGCCGATGGACGTGGCGCCCGTGCCGTCCAGCTTCAGGCCATCGACGTTGCCCGAGAACACGCGGATAACGCGGCCATCGTCGGTGCCGGCATACACCTCATTGAGGCGGCGCGAATAAGTCTTGCCCGGAACGTCGATCAGCCGAGACCATGCGGTTTGATGCTGCTGAAACGCGTATTGGATGTTTTCGCCGATGCTCTCCGAAGGGCGCGCGATGTGAATCAGCGCCAGACCTGGCAGCGCCAGCAGCTCCCATCCGTCGGTATTGAGCAGCGTTTGAAAGTCTTCATTCAGAAGGCTTTGAATCTTTCGGAGCTGCACCAGCAGGCCGGTATCGCTGGTCAGGATGTTGTCGAGGCCGCCCTGCACGATCTGGTTAACGGGCGTCACGCCGTATTGCGTGAGCAGGTAGACATTCCCGCCCGAGGTCGTCATGCAGCGGCGGCCGACAGGCGGTTGCCCGACATACCAGACGCCCACATTCGAGAAGTTATCCGCATCGCTCGGATCGGTTCCCTCATAGATCACGAGGTCACCCGCACTGCCAAGGATCACAAGGCGGTCATCAATGCCCGAGCCGTCGTCCTGCGTCCAATTGGTCAAGCCCACCAGCGCGCCGCCGTTAATGAGCTGCGGGCCGAAGTCGAAGAGCTGCGCGGCCCCGCCCACGCTCTCAGTGGGCAGGAACCAGACTTGCGCGCTGGCGCGCAGCGTGAACATGAGCCGGCGCTTCCACACGCATACCTGCGCGAACAGTCCCGGATCAACGCCCGTGACGTGACCCGGGCCACTGCCGGAGCCCACCATTTTTATCCACGTGACGCCGTCATAGATAAAACCGCCATCGGTTTCGCTACAGGCGACGAGGTACTGCCCGCCGCCGCCGGCCGTGAACATGGCCCACGACATCGTTCCCGCATTCGTCGTGCCGCTCAGTGCGATGACAGGCGAAGCGGCCGACAGGTCGCCGCCGCCTTCAACGAAATAGATTCCCGTATCGATGGCCGCAAAGAGCTGCGACGACGCGAGCGGATTTGAAATGGCATTCGTTGGCGTGCCGTTGTACGCCATGATTGTGCGAATGGTGTTCGTCGCATCGCCGCCGACGTTGGTTGCGTACTCGAACCAGCCCGTGCGCATTTGCAATCCGAGGTCTTGCGCAATGAAGTTGTCCAGCTCGATGGCGTCGGTCTGGCCCATGTCCGCGACATCGCCGGTCGTGTTCAGTCCCTGCGTCGGCGGGGGCACCGTCGTGCATTGATTGATGAGGCTCTGCGGAGCGCGCTTGAGCTGCGGCATGGTCAGGTGCCATAGCCCGTGTCGGGCGCGTTAAATTGCGTCGAAATCAGCGGGTACGTGTCCGACAGCGACACCTGAAGAACGGGCGCGTCGGTGTCCGCGTTCATCGCGTTTTCAAGGCAATCGTTGTATTCCTCTTGCGCAACCGTGGTGTCGAATCCCTTCGCACCCAGAAAGTCCAGTTTCAGGCCAGCCGTCAGCAGCTCGGCGTCGAATAGGCAAACGTTGTCGTCGGCGCTGATCGCGTCCGAATAGGTCGGCGGGCTCCCGCTGGTCATCACCCAGGCGCGCGAGCTGTAGACGATCTGCAGGTTCTGCGGCGTGCTGAACGTGTTGTAAATCTCGAACACGCCGCCGAACGTCCGGTAAATCACGCTGATGGTCGACGACCCGAGGTTGCGAGCCTTCAAACATTGCCATTGCGGATCAGTGGCCGGGCCGAGCATGGGCAACCGGCTGGTGAAGTTCCAGCCGGTCAAGTCCTCGAACGAATCCCAGTCGTCAGGCAGCGTGTACGTGAGGTCGGCCGGATCGGTGTTGAGAACCCACGTTTTCTTGAGGCATTCCCAGCGGTTGGTCAGGGCCGGCTTGAGCAATCGACGCCCGCGCGATTGCAGCAACCGGATGCACTGTTGTGCCGTGAGGTTGCTGCCGTCGCTGAATGCTGCGGTGGGCACGGGCAAGCCCATTTGCCCTAGCGCGTTCTGGATGATGTCCAGCACCGTCGCTTGTCGATTGAATGCGGCCATGACTTCAGCCCTTCACGCGCTCGCCGGTCATGAGCTTTTCGAGACGCGCAGCCTGATCGCGCACAACCTCTTGCAGGTTGTTGATCTGGGTCTGCTGATCGCTCATGACCTTTGCCTGCTTCGCGGCTTCGGCGGCGGTCTTGGTCTTGCCGAGCCAGACTTGCGCATGCTGCTTCAGCGCGTGAATGCCGGGCACCTTGGTGGCGATGTCGTCGCGGACTTCCGCGAGCTGCTCCACCGTGCGAATGCCGAGATAGCGGAATTCCTCGCACTGGCCGCGCGTCAGGAAAGGCCACTCGTTGAGGCGCGTACCCGAAAGCTGATCCTCTTCCTTCAGGCCTTCCTTGAACATGCCATATTGCTTGTGGAAACGCTGGCGGTCACTCTGAGTCGCGGGCCGGTCGACAACGTTGTTCTTGTCGCCGGGGATGATGATGCGGCAGCACTCGATGTCGTCGAAGATCGGGCGGCCGGCGTCCACCGACTTGTCCTCGTTGCGCAGGACGCCCATGTAGAACACCACGAAAAGCGAATCGTCGCCTGCGTGCTGTTTGGTGAAAAGTGCCGGGTCGCCGTCGTAAGTTTCCATGTCGTTTTTCTCCGATGAGGGTGGGCCCGCTCAGAACACGCGTGGGGGTGTGAACCCCACGCGCGGCGGCTTCATCGCGGGCCCATAACCGTTCAGGGCGCCACAGCCCACAACTGATCGCCCGCCACGAGCGCGCGGCCCGAGCGGTTGAGATAGCTCGACGGAGTCACGGCGGCGTTGATCGCCACGGCGCCCACGGCTTGCAATCGCTGCGTGCCCTTGTTCGTGCCGAATGCGGCGCCGAGCATCGTTGCGCGCGAATCAAGCGCGACCGTCACCACGAGCGCGCCGCCCGTGCCGCCGCCAATGCTGGTGCCCTGCCCGTCCGTGCTGAGCGCGTTCGCGACAGTGAACGTCGGCGCCGACGTGAAGCCGGAGCCGGCGCGGCCGACGCTCGCAGCGGTGATCGCGCCGCCTGCGACCGTCAACAGCAGCTTTGCCGCCGCAGCCGGCTGGCCGCCGCTGGCGTTCGATTCCACATAAAAGCTGCCGTTGGTATAGCCGCTGCCGGCAGTGATCGCGACAGGCTCCTGCACGATGTTGCCGGTATTGCTCGCGCTCACGCTCAGCGCACCGTCGCCGATATGCGGGGCGACGAAGTCGCTGCTGGTCACGGTGAATTCGATTTGCGTGGACAGCGGCCCCGACTGATTCGAGGCCACGCCGATGCCCGTGGACGCGGCGCCGAGGGCGTTACCGCCCTGCCACGTATTGAGGGCGCCGTCCGTCTGGAAAGTGGCGGTCATGATTTATTCCTCTGCCGGCACGTTGGACGGCTTCGAGTGGTGATGCAGCGGGTGCCCCGGGTCGTCCGTCGCCGCATGCAGCGTGGGCTCTTCCACGGGCGCCAAATGCGCGTGAACCGGAGGCGCCTCGGCGGCGCCGTCCGGTTCGGTGGGGATGTCAACGGCGGTAGGGTCAGGGGTATCCGCCGGGGTCTTCTTTGCCATGTCGCTTTCTCCAAAAAGCCCCAGGCGTTGCGGCCTGGGGTGAAGGCAACCGCGCGGGCCGAGGCCCGCTCGGCAAGGGATTACGGCGAGATCAGACGGCCTTGGAACTGGCTCCCGGAACTGGTCATGTTTCCGGCCCAGGCCAGGATTTGCACTTCGGCGTCCTGGTTGATCGCATAGCGGCGATTCGGGGCCAGCGGCACCATGTTGCGATCCGCATGCGGGCGCCAAAAGATGTATTTCGAGTTCAGGAAATAGGCCGTCTTGGTCACGGCGAAGCCGCCAATACCGCCGTCCAGCACCACGTCAGCATCCATGTACTTGATGGTGGGGAAACCCAGGGTCGCGGAGCTGGACGAACCCACGAAGCGCTGCTGCGCCTGCAGGCTCGCCATGTAGGTCTGCCACATGAAGTTGTCCACGACGATCAGGTCAGGCCGATCCATGCCGCGAATCAGGCTGGCCCACATCGCGTTGAATGCGGCCTGGATGGTCGAGGCCGTCAGCGCGGCGCCGGCCGTGGTGCTCTTCGAGCGCCAGAAAGCCCAGGTGCCACGGTCGATGCCGCCATAGACGCCCGTCGCCGGGTTGACCGGCACGGCGGCGTCCAGGCCGACAACCTGCTTACCGCCAGCGCCCGTGCCGTCGCTGTACACGCCCGCCGCGAGTAGGTTCATCATCGACGACTCGGCGACCTTGATGCGGCCTTCAAGTAGGTCAATGAACTGTTCCTTGCCGGCGTTCTTCAACTGGTCGAGGCCGGAAATCACGACCGGGCACGCGGCCTGTTTGAAGTCGAATTGCGCGGCGGAAATCACGTCCTGCGCGGCGACCGGCAGCAGGTCATAGCCCGAGTACCAGCCGGTATTGGCGTTCTCCGCGAAGCTGATTTCCTCGAAGATCAGCGAGCCGCCCGAGACGGTGCGGATGTTGCCGCGTTCGTTCAGGCGCGAGAGAAGGGCATTGTTCTTGGTGACGTTGTCGGCGAGCTTGCGCGAGCGCGATTCGATGGTCGTCGCGACGATGTCGGTAACGTTCGGAAAAGCCATGGTGATGACTCCAAAGGGGGTTTGGGAACCGACCGTTTGGAGATGGCCCGAGGGTTCATCCGCGCCGGTCTAAGGGCGCTTGCGAACCGGATGGGCCGTGGCTTCCGGGGTGGACACTAGTCAGAGCTGGTGTCCCATGCGGCTTCGATGGCTGCGCGCACCGAATCGTTCTTAGGGATCGTGGCCCCGTGGGGGGTCGAGTCACCTTTAACGCTCACGGCGGCGCGCTTGGCGCGAAGTACCGCAGCGCGCTGAGTCCCGGTGTTCTGGGCCTGCGCACGCTGTTGCAGGATTGTGGACACACTCGGATTCATTTGGCAAGCCTGTTGATAGACCTGTTCGATATCGACGGGGCGTCCCTGGCGCGTTTGAATCTCGACAATGTCGGCCATGGTGTTCGCCACATCCCCGTAA